TTACCAAATCATGCTGACTCCGATAATCGGATACGGTAGTCCTACCAGACATAAATAGGAATGATGATTGTACTCAATCTGACACAGATAACTCTGATAGCTTTGTTGGTAGTGTGATAACAACCAACTAACGATGTAGAAGTTTATATTGACGTTTATTCTGGACGCGAGTTCGACTCTCGCCTAGTCCACTTATATTATGATTAATCCTAATGATGTAATAACACATATAGTAGATTCAGAGTCTACTCAATTAATAATCTCTAATGCTAAAAAAGCAGAAATTGGAGGAAAGTCTCAAATTAGAGCTGCTAATAACAGAACTTCTAATTTAGCAGAAGATCAACTTGTAGGTCAAATATCAACATATTGTGCATCAATGATTTTGACTGGATCTCCAGAAGGATATATTCAAGCAAGAGATAAAGCAAACGCTAATCCTCTGGCTGGAGACAATGGTGTAGATATATCTGGTCTACCTAATATTGATATCAAAGGTAGTCTAATGAGATATTCAAACAATCCATTAAACTATAGACTATTAGTTAGACCAAAAGAAAGACATGAAAATTGGATTTATGTATTAGCATTAGTGCCAAAAGAAAGGCCGTATAAAACCTATCTTGTTGGCTGGGCCAATGATAAAGATTTACCGTCAAAACCCTATGATGGAAAAATAAAGTCTTTGCATGGAGCATATGTTATAGAGGCTAAAAATCTAAGAAAGATTGCGGAGCTAATATGAATCGAAGACATTTTTTAAATCACTGTACAGCAATATCTTATCTAACAGCATCATCTTCGTTCTTCGCTCAATCTGTTTTAGCAAACGCTAATGACTTAAAAAAAAGAAATAAGAGTGCTATTCTTTTATGGATGAGCGGAGGCCCAAGCACTATTGATTTATGGGATTTAAAACCCGGTGCTGCTACTGGTGGAGCTTTTAAGCCAGTATCAACAAGTGCTGATGGTATTCAGATTTGTGAGCATCTACCATTAATGGCACAGCAAATGCACCACATGAATATCGTTCGCTCAATGAGTACCAGAGAAGCTGACCACATGAGAGGTCGCTACTATATGCACACAGGATATGTTCCTAATCCGAATATTGAACACCCAAGCTACGGTTCTGTTATTTCTCATGAATTGAGTTCTACTATTCCACAACTAGATATTCCTCCATTTGTTAGTATTGGCGGGCCTAGTATTGGTGCTGGATTTTTAGGAACATCATATTCACCATTTGTTGTTAACTCTAATGGAACAGTTCGTGATCTTGATATGGGTATAGATAAAACCAAACTAGATCAAAGACTTCAAATGCTAAAAGTTATTGAAGATAAATTTGTTAACGAAAAACGTGGAGATTATGCTTCTGACCACTCTAAACTTTTGACTAAAACAGTTAAGCTAATGACCAGTTCTCAGATGGATGTATTCAAAGTGTCTAAAGAACCAAAAGAAGTTCAAGAAAGATATGGCAATACAGGATTTGGTCGCGGTTGTTTGATGGCACGAAGATTAGTAGAGATGGGTGTTCCATTTATTGAAGTTGATCTTGGTGGCTGGGATAATCATGCTGGTATTTTTAAGACTCTACAAGATCAGAAGTTACCAGAATTAGATAAAGCTATGAGTGCCTTGATAAGTGATCTAAATGATAGAGGTCTACTACAGGATACTGCTATTATTTGTATGGGAGAATTTGGACGAACACCAAATATAAACAGTAATGGTGGACGAGATCATTGGGCTAAAAGTTGGAGTGTCGTTGTTGGTGGAGCAGGGTTTAATAGTGGTATGATTGTTGGAGAAACTAGCGGCGACGGTAAGGAAGTAATTACCGAACCATATATATCACAAGATTTGATGGCTAGTGTTCTTAAATCACTAGGTATCCCACTAGAAACCAACTTCACTGCCAAAAACGGTAGACCAATGAAAATCGCTAATAGCGGCAAGCTTATTAAAGAACTATTTTAATGTCTCGTAAAATCTGTACTTACTGTGGGAAGCGTAAAAACCTAGCAAGTTTTCCCAAACATAGTATGTACAAAGATAATCTTGATAGCAGATGTAGAAAATGCGTTAAGAAACATTCTAAGATTAGAGTTAAACTACATAAAAAAGCCCCACCAAAACCAGAAGTATGTGAGTGCTGTAAAAAGGTTCCTTATAAATGGGCCTTAGACCATGATCATGACGATAATAGTTTTAGAGGTTGGTTGTGCGAGCCTTGCAATACTGGTATAGGCAAATTGGGCGATGATTTTCAGAGCATTATTAACGCTATGAATTATTTTCTTTCAAGGCAAAAACGATATGAAAAACAAGATTAAAGAACATCTAATAGAAAATAATATGACTTATTATCAGCATTTTAAATTTGCTGTATTTTTTGGATGCTTATCTTTAATCGCAGGAGTTTGTTTGATAATTCATGCGTTTTTTCCATGCTGGTTTCAAACTTCTGGCAGTGATTTGGTTCAGTCTATGGCTATCGTATTTAAGAAACGAAACCGATTAGACGATACTTGACAAAGGGGCTACCCTATGGTAGAATTGGGACAACACAGGAGAAAATAAAAATGTCGTTTGAGCATCTTAATGGTTTTGTTCGTGATCTGAAAGCAACTAGCAGCACACTTGACAAGGTTGGAATCATAGAGGATTATACTTCCTCTAATGAGAGTGGAGCAAATTTTCTTAAAAAGATTCTGCTCTATACTTATCATCCTCTTTGGCAGTATAATGTGACTAGTGATAATCTTAAAAAGAAAAGTCATCTGCGTGGTAAAGTATACAAGTCTATATTTGACTTATTGGATGCTTTGAAGAATAGAGAAATTACAGGTCATGATGCCATTGGAGCAGTTAATAGCTTTATTGACAACCAAAGAGAATACGAAGAACTCATTCATTGCATCATTGACAAGGATTTGAAAACCCGTGCTGGAGATAAGCTGATTAATAAGGCTATTCCAGATCATATTCCAACATTTAGTGTTGCCCTAGCGGACAAGTATGTTCCTAAAATTGTAGACTGGAAGGATGGATGGTATGTTAGCAGGAAGATCGACGGTGCTAGATGTATTGCTATTGTTGACGGTAATGGTAATACTACCTTTTATTCCCGCACGGGAAAAAACTTTGATACTCTTGATATTGTTAGCGGTGGGATTAAAGCTTTGGGACTTACTAATGTAGTTCTTGATGGAGAACTTTGTTTAGTTGATGAAGATGGTAATGAGGATTTTCAAGGAGTAATGAAGGAACTTCGCAAGAAAGATCATACTATTCCTAATCCGTCTTATAAGATTTTTGACATGATTACTCATGATGAGTTTTATAGCCAAAAGGGAGAAAAGAATAGACCTTTTAGTATTAGACTTAAGAATCTTACAGAAATTATGAAGAAGAATGAGTGTCCTTGCCTTACGCTTCTGGAACAATCTTTGGTTAAGGATGAATCTCATTTTCAGGAAATGATCAACGAATCCAGTCAGAATGGCTGGGAAGGTCTTATGCTTCGATCTGACGCTCCATATAAAGGTAAGCGATCCAAAGACCTATTGAAGTATAAAGCGTTCTCAGATGACGAATACGAAGTTCTAGATACCGAAATGGGGCCATTCCGTTATGTTAAGGATGGTGCAGAATGTGAGGAGACTATGTTGAGTTGTGTTATGATTCAGCATAAGGGTCATACAGTAAGAGTAGGGTCTGGTTTTAGTATTGAACAAAGGCAGGAGTTTTATAAGAATCCAAAGAAGATTCTTGGAAAGCAAATAACTGTCCAGTATTTTGAAGAGACAGAGAATGAAAAGGGTGGTATTAGTCTACGATTCCCTACTTTTAAGATTCTTCATGGAGAAGAAAGAGATATCTAATTAACCTGTTTTCGGTATGGTGTATAAAAATATCCCACCTTACTGGAGACATTAAATGATTAAAGTTGTTCTTCGCTCTCTCATATATCCATGGTTTATATTATTCACAGGATTCTCTATAGGTTTTATATGTAATTCTGAATGGGTAGGAACAAAATATGTTATTGTAGAAAGATCTATCAGGAACATCTTTTTTCCTTTGGAATATAATCCAGAAATAGAGG